TTGACTGATATGCAAACAAGAGCAATATCAGATCAAATACAGCAGCAGCTTGGAATTAATGTGTATAGCAATGATCCTAATACATTGCCAGAAAATGAAGAGGAGCTATCACTGCATATGCAGCTTGAATATAAGCAGTCTATTGAAATAGCACAGGAACAAGCTATTCAAGTTGTTCTAAACACAAATAAATATGACTTATTAAAAAGAAGAATAAATTATGATTTAACAGTGTTGGGCATAGGGGCAATTAAAAACAATTTTAATAAATCGGAAGGTATTAAATTAGAGTATGTTGATCCCGCAAACCTTGTTTATTCTTATACAGAATCACCATACTTTGACGATATATATTATATAGGAGAAGTTAAAAGCGTTACTTTAAACGAGCTAAAAACTCAATTTCCTGAATTAACTAATGATGAATTAGAAAAATTAACTAAACAGGGAAATCAAACATCTGCTGCGCACAATAGATTTATAAACGAAGACAGTACGCTTGACGCAAACACAATACAAGTTTTATATTTTAATTTTAAAACATATAAAAACGAAGTATTTAAAGTAAAGAAAACAGCTACTGGTGCAGATAAAGTTATTAAGAAAAATGATCAGTTTAATCCACCTAAAGACAAAAGATCTGATTTTGAAAAAGCATCAAGGTCTGTTGAGGTAATATATGACGGTGCATTTATTATTGGTGTAAATAAGCTATTAAAATGGGAATTGTCTAAAAATATGACAAGACCAAAAAGTGATACATCAAAAGCTATGTTTAATTATAGCGTTGTAGCACCTAGAATATACAAAGGAAGAATTGAATCTTTAGTTAGTAGAATTACAAGTTTTGCTGATATGATTCAATTAACGCATTTAAAACTACAGCAAGTATTGTCAAGAATGATTCCTGATGGAGTCTATTTAGATGCTGATGGCTTGGCTGAAATAGATCTAGGTAACGGAACAAACTACAATCCACAAGAAGCATTAAACATGTTCTTCCAAACTGGTAGTGTTATTGGTAGATCAATGACTACAGATGGTGATATGAACTCAGGCAGAATGCCTATACAAGAACTTACTTCTAATGGTGGTAATAATAAAATAGGTTCTCTTATAAATACTTATAACTATTACTTACAAATGATCCGTGACGTTAGCGGGTTAAATGAAGCAAGAGACGGAAGTTTGCCAGATGCTAATGCTTTAGTTGGTGTCCAAAAAATGGCAGCAGCTAACTCTAATACAGCAACAAGACATATACTACAAAGTAGTTTGTACTTAACAGTAAGAACAGCCGAGGCTATTAGTTTGCGTATATCTGATATATTAGAATATTCTCCAACAAAAGAATCTTTTATATCAAGTATTGGTAGATTTAATGTAGCAACATTAGAAGATGTAAAAAATATGCATCTACACGACTTTGGTATTTTCATTGAGTTAGCACCAGATGAAGAAGAAAAACAATTACTTGAAAACAATATTCAGCAAGCTTTGTCAAGAGATCAAATATATCTTGAAGATGCTATTGATATTAGAGAGGTAAAAAATTTAAAGCTAGCTAATCAATTATTAAAAGTACGTAGACGCAAAAAATTAGAACAAGATCAAGCTGCTTCTCAAGCTAATATTAAAGCGCAAGCTGATGCTAATTCACAAAATACCCAAGTGGCTGCTCAAATGGAGGTTCAAAAGAACGAAGCTCTCACTGCACAAAAACTGCAATTAATACAAGTTGAATCTGAGCTTGAAATGCAAAAAATGCAAACTGAAAAAGAACTTAAGAAAGAACTTATGAAATATGAGTTTGATCTTAATGTTGCTATTAAGCAACAAGACAATGATCTTTTAGATAAAAAAGAAAAATATAAAGAAGATCGGAAAGATGAAAGAACTAGAATACAAGCTAGTCAACAATCTAGACTAATTGAGCAAAGAAAAGATCGAAAAGGAGAGCAAGAGTTTGAATCCGCTGGTAATGATACCATGGGTAGCGGATTTAATTTAGAAATGTTTGAACCAAGATAACAAATACCCAACAATTAATTTTATAATATTTTATCATGTCAGAAGAAACAACAAACCAAGAAGAAACTTTGCAGGAAACTGTAGAAAGTCAAACAGAAGTTCAACAAGAAGTTGCACAAGATGATGTACCGAAAAACGTATCAGTTGATGAGGATGGTACTATTAAGATTGACTTAAGACAACAACCAGAAACACAACAAGAAGATGCCGTTCAAAAGCAAGAAACAACAAGCGTGGATGTGGGCGAACGAACCACAAATAGCGAAGAAGTGGACGAAGAAGTACGGACCGATAACGATGAAAGTCCAGTCGTCGAGCTCGTGCAAGATGAAGAAGTAGAAAATGTTCAAGAAACAATATTAGCGGATAAAATAAAAGATATTCCTAATAAGCTTAAAGAGCAAGAGGAAGATGTAAGTAATACTAGAGAGCTTCCTGAAAATGTAGATAAGCTAATAAGCTTTATGGAAGAAACAGGTGGAACGCTTGAAGATTACATAAGTTTAAATAAAGATTATGGTGCAATGGAAGATATGGAAGTACTTCGCGAGCACTATAGAAAAAGTAAACCGCACTTGGATGAAAGTGAAATTAATTTTTTAATTGAAGATTCTTTTTCATATGATGAAGACATTGATGATGAAAGAGATATTAGACGTAAAAAATTATTATTAAAAGAAAGTATTGCTGAGGCAAAATCAAATCTAACTAGTTTAAAGGGTAAATATTACGATGATCTTAAGTTAAGCTCAAAGTTAACTCCAGAACAAATAGAGGCGGTTGAGTTTTACAATAGTTATAAAGAAGAACAGGATTCTGTTCAGCGGCAGTCGCAAAAACAAAGAACTGTATTTGAAGAAAAAACAAATAATTTGTTTTCTGAAAGTTTCAAAGGTTTTGAATACAAAGTAGGAGATAAAAAATACAGATTCAATGTTAAAGATGTAAACAATGTTAAATCTACTCAGTCAGATATTAATTCGTTAGTTAGCAAGTTTGTTAACAACAATAATGAAATGTCAGACGCAGCAGGTTATCATAAAGCATTATTTACAGCGATGAATGCTGACTCTATTGCTAATCATTTCTATGAACAAGGTCGAGCAGATGCAATTAAAACGCAAATGCAAGAATCTAAAAACATAGATATGGGACCACGGGGAACGCATGAAGCGGTAACCACGGACTCAGGGATTAAAATTAGAGCTGTTGCAGGAGACGATTCTTCGCGATTAAGAATAAAAATGAAACAATAATTTTAAAACCTAAAATAAAATGGGATTATTTAACACTGGTGGATCGTTTCCTGCGGGATTAACACCATCACCAACTAAAACACTATTTGCAGGTAACTACCTGACATTTGACTCTGCCTCTGGAGGTGGAACTTTTGCACAACAATTCTTACCAGACGTATATGAAAAAGAAGTTGAAAGATACGGAAATCGTTCTGTAGCTTCTTTCTTACGTATGGTTGGAGCTGAAATTCCTTCTGCTTCAGATCAAATTATTTGGTCAGAGCAAGGAAGATTGCATATTGCTTATGATGATGCAACTCTTACTGCTGCAACAAGCATTGTTGCTAAAGCTGGTCACGCTGTTCGTTTAGGACAAACTGTTGCTATTTCTCAAGGACTTACAACTGTTAAAGCTGTAGTTACTGCTGTAGCTGCTGGACAATTTACTGTTGCGCCTTACACTGCAGAACATCTTGATGATGCAGGCTTAGCTGACGGAGCTGCTAAAGTATTTGTTTACGGTTCTGAATTTGCTAAAGGAACTGCTGGAATGCAAGGATCTGTAGATGCTGGTTTCCAACAATTCAGCAATTCACCAATTATTATTAAAGACAAGTATTCAATTTCAGGATCTGATGCTGCTCAAATTGGGTGGGTAGAAGTAACTACTGAAAATGGAGCGTCTGGATATTTATGGTATTTAAAATCTGAGCATGAAACACGCTTACGTTTTGAAGACTATTTAGAAATGTCTATGGTAGAAGGTGAAAAAGCTGCTGCAGGTTCTGGAGCTCTTGGAGCAAGTTACAAAGGTACTGAAGGTCTTTTCGCTGCAATTGAAGGAAGAGGTAATATTTATCAAAACTTTAATTCAGGTGAAGCTACTTTAGCAAACGCTGGATCAGATCGTACTGCTTTACAAGATTTTGATGAAATTCTTAAGAACCTTGACAAGCAAGGGGCTATTGAAGAAAACATGTTATTTTTAAACCGTGCAACTGCATTGGCTTTTGATGATATGCTAGGAGCTGTAAATGCTCACTATGCTGGAGGATCTTCTTTTGGAGTATTCAACAACAGTGAGGATATGGCACTTAACCTAGGATTTAGTGGTTTCCGCAGAGGATCTTACGACTTCTACAAAACTGACTGGAAGTATTTAAATGATGCTGCTACACGTGGACTTACTGAAGATATTGATGGTGTACTTGTGCCTGCCGGTACTTCTACTGTATACGATCAGCAATTAGGTAAGAACATTAAGCGTCCTTTCTTACATGTACGTTACCGTGCTTCAGAAGCTGATGATAGAAAAATGAAATCTTGGATCACTGGATCTGTAGGTGGAGTTTATACTTCTGACGTTGATGAAATGAACGTTAACTTCTTGTCAGAAAGATGTTTATGTGTTCAAGGAGCTAACAACTTTACTTTATTCAAGTCTGTTACTCAATCATAATTACTAATGTAAAGAATGGGGCGTCTCTGGGCGTCCCTGCCTTTACTTTTTATAAATCTTATTATATTATATCATGGCAAAAAAACAATCAATGGACAGCGTTATAGACGCTCCACAACAAGAACAACCTGTTAGTATTAATACACCAAAAACAGAAGTTAAAAAACCAAAAAATACTTGGGCTATTAAAGATAGAACATATGTATTAACTGGAGATAAAACACCAATATCCTTTACATTAGCTTCAAAGCATCACGCTAGGCATCCTTTAATGTGGTTTGATGAAGAAAAAGGTTATTCAAGAGAATTAAGATATGCTTCAAATCAAAAATCACCGTTTAGAGATGAACAAGATGGTTTTTCAACATTAAAGCATATTGTATTTAAAGATGGTTCATTATTTGTATCAAAAGCAGATCAAGCATTACAAATGTTGCTTTCAAATTACCATCCACAAAGAAATAAAACATATAGAGAATTAGATGCTGTGGCTACAGCTAAAGATGATCTTCACGATATTGAAGTTGAAATTCAAGCTTTAGTACTAGCTAGAGATTTAGATATTGATCATGCTGAAGCAGTATTGAGAGTTGAGCAAGGTTCAGCTGTATCTAAGATGACTACTTCTGAAATAAGAAGAGATTTATTGTTATTTGCAAAGTCTCAGCCAGAATTGTTTATTGACTTAGTAGAAGATGAAAATGTTCAATTAAGAAATATAGCGATAAAGGCTTCTGAGGCAAATATAATTACACTTGCTGATGACAATAAAACGTTTAAATGGGCATTAAATCAAAAGAAAATTATTACTGTTCCTTTTGATGAAAATCCATTCTCAGCAATGGCTTCTTACTTCAAAACAGATGAAGGGTCGGAAGTATTTAATTCTATACAAAAGAAACTTAAATAGTTACCTTAATAGTGGCGTGGCCATCTTAAGGGTGGCCATACTACTATAAATAATAAAAAATATGATCAGTATAGATACGGTTTATCAAAGAGTTCTTGCTATTTTAAATAAAGAGCAAAGAGGTTATATAACTCCGCAAGAATTTAACTTAAAAGCAAATCAAGCTCAATTAGAAATATTTGAACAATACTTCTACGATTTGCAACAATTTAAAAGAATGCGTGATAATAATACAGAGTATTCTAATATGGTCAAGCTTATTGATGAAAAAATAAGCAAATTTAAAACTTCCGGTAATTTAACATCATCTGGAAGTCATTGGGCATTCCCTGCTAATTTACATAAGCTAGGTACAGTAATATACAACAACATTGAAGTTGAAAGAGTAGACTCTAGAGAAATACTTTATTTAAATAGCTCACCGTTTGCTGCTCCAACCTCAGCACGCCCTGTTTATGTTGAAAACATTAATAATACAAATGAAGATTGGGGGGTACAGGTTTATCCAACTACAATATTAACTGGTGTCTCAGCAACTTATGTAAGAAAACCGGCTGAAGCAATTTGGTCATATGCTAATGTTGACAACGTACCATTATACAATGCTACCAACTCTATAAATTTTGAAATACATGATTCTGAAGAAACAAATCTTGTTATAAAAATATTAGCTTATTCTGGAGTTATAGTAAGAGAGCTTGAAGTAACGCAACTTGCTGAAGCTAAAGAAAACAAAACAGTATCACAAGAAAAATCATAATAAATGGCTCTATTTACAGGAACACAAGAAGGATATTATGAGGGCAGTAACCACGGCACCTACCAATATGTATCATTAGCGAATATGATAAATAATTTTATTATTTCTTATATTGGAGATGATAAAATGATTAATACTGCTAAAAGAACAGAAGTTGCTTATCATGCTCAAAGAGCTTTACAAGAACTTAGTTACGATACGTTTAGGTCACTAAAAGCCCAAGAAATAGAAATTCCACCAACTTTATCAATGACAATGCCTCACGATTATGTGGGTTATGTTAAGCTATCTTGGGTAGATGATTATGGTATAGAACAACTTATTATACCTAACAGAATATCAAGCATACCTAAAGCTCCATTACAAGATGAGGATTATAACTATTTATATGATGTAAATGGTAATTTATTATATGCAAACAGATCAACAACAGAAACGCGCTGGCATGCTGCAACATCTGAAGATATAAGTGGTAGAGATAGTAATACAAATTTTTTAGAAGAGGGCTATGGGTATAATGTTGATTATGGAAAACGTTATGGTTTAAATCCCGAAACAGCAACAAAAAATGGTGTTTTTTACGTAGACGAGCTTAAAGGAGAAATTTCTTTTAGCAGCGACTTAGTTGGTAAGACTGTAGTGTTAAAATACATTTCTGATGGTGTTGCAACTGAAGAAGAAATGAAAGTACATAAGTTTGCCGAAGAAGCAGTGTACAAATATATTGCATATGCAATTGGGTCTATGAAAAATGATATGCCTGAATATAGAGTTAATAGATTGCGCAAAGAAAAGAAAGCTGCTATTAGAACAGCTAAATTAAGGTTAAGTAATTTAAAGCTACAAGAATTATCACAAATTATGCGTGGTAAATCTAAACAAATTAAATACTAAGCTATTATGCCAGAAATTAAAAATGTATTTACTTCGGGTCGAATGAATAAAGACCTAGATGATAGAGTTTTAGCAGAAGGCGAATACAGGGATGCTTTAAATGTTCAAATATCCACTTCGGATGGAAAAGATGTAGGTACTGTTCAAAACATATCTGGTAATGAACAAATATCTTTGCTTGTTGATACAACAGCAAAATGCATTGGTAGTGTTAAAGATACTGAAAACAATAAAATATATTGGTTTGTTGCATCTGACACTAAAAGTTTGATACTGGAATTTGATGAAGCAACTAAATCTGTTGCTCCTGTTTTAGTAGATATTTATAGCATACTCAAGTTTAGCGCTAATTATTTAATAACTGGTGTTAATGTATTTGATGGCTTGTTGTTTTTTACTGATAATCAAACAGAGCCAAAAAAAATAAACATACAAAAATTTAAAGAAGGTTCAAGTAATTTCACTAATCATACGCAGGTGTATGGGCGTAACTTTCAAGAATCTGATATTACCGTAATAAAACAAAAACCAAACAATGCCCCTAGTGTTGCATTATCAAATAAAGTAGGTAGTGATAATGTTGACTCTGCTACTAATTTTAATTTTTCT